CCCTGATCCTGCAACCAAGACGGCACGTACTCTTCCTGCGCGCGTTCTTCGGCGGTGCGGAAAAAATCAAAAACCATTCGTTTGATCTGCTGCTGCGTGGCCGTCATCTCGCCGGTTTCATTGGCGATGATCGAATCGTAACTTGCGCCTTGCTGTAGCAGAGACGATCGCAGCGAGTCGATCCATGCCCGGTTCGCCAGCGCGAGGCCGAACACGCGATCGTCCTTGTGGCTGCCACCTGCCGCCGGGGCGATGTCATCGCGGGTTTGTGTGATAGATGACATTTCGTCCAACAGAAGAAGGCTTCGGATTAGAAGGATATCCGCGCTGAATGAGTCGCGAAGCTGGTTCATAATCTCGGTCTTTGATCGGAATGTAGTTTCGAATCCCTTCGCCAGACCACCTCCGAAGCTATCGTATCGATGATACAGAAACCACCGCGCTTGCCCTAGGAAGTCTTCCCATTCTAATTCTCTAGTCCGGCGCGCATACAAATCGCTGTTCATCATTTCGCGGCAGTTTTCGAGTTCTCTCAGGACGGCGCGCCCCGGCCCGGTCAATTCAAGGTTTATCACGCAGTTTCGGTATGCACCGGCGAGGTAGGCGAGAGTCCACGCACAATGATGCGTCTCTACTTCTGACGTAGCGTATTCAGCTACCTGCACCATCTTATCTGCAAAGCAACGCCATACCGAACAACAGTGCCGGTCTTTCCATTCATTACGACCATAAGCCGGATCGCACCCGATCGCGTAGACGGCATCGTTCTTCGGCTCCTCCCACACCCGGAGGTCAACAAGGGGAAGCTGCGCGGGGTCGCGGATCTGCTCCATCCGCGTCTCGAAAATCTTGGTGCCGAGGATGAACCTGTAGCCCTTGAACGCCGTCTGGTCTTCGACGATCGCGTTGTAGTATTTCTCGATCTGAGGCATCCGGAAGAACGAGAACCCTGGCTGGACGAACGCCTGCTGTTCTGTCCACGGCTGGTGAGTGTCGAGAGATCCTTCGGCCGACGACTTGTCAGCTTGGCGCCACCGATACCATGCCAGTTGTTCCATCGTGATGACGTGGCCGTACTGCTCCTCGACCTGCTGGATCAGTTTGGTCTCGTCGCCGCCCATCTCGATCTCACGGCCGTAGATGCGGAAGCGGGGGTCCTTCTTCGAAATGCTGTTCGCGGGCTTCGCCCACCAGCCGATGAACCGGCGGCGTTTGGTGTAGGGGTCTTCGCCGGCCGCGAGCCACATATCGCGCCACGCGTTCGCGAAACCGTTCGCTGTACTTTCGAAAATAAACAACCGCTCAGGATTGGTTTGAGCAAGTGTTTCCTTGAAGCTGTCAATGCCCTCTTGCCGACCGTATTTGCTGACTTCGCTCAGCCACGCTAATGCGTAACCCTTAGACTCTGCCCAGCTTGTCTTGTGCTTGCCGGCCACCAGGAAATCGAGGCGGGAGTTGTTCGAAAACGCCAGGAAGTGCCGGTTGTTGGTGGTGATGGCGAAGTCGTCCCCGATGAAATCTTCCGGGAACGACTCCATGATCTTGGTGAGTTGCTCGCGGAACCCGGCGGAGTTAGCATCGTCGTCGGCCACGATGCAGCCGATCATGCCGGGGTGTACCGCCATCCAGAATAGAACGATCGCGAGACCAATCGTGGTGATTCCAAGCTGCCTAGATTTCAAATAGTAAAACTCGTGAATACCTTCTTCGAGGCCGTCGCATAGTGTTTCAAGGAACATCTTCTGCGAGTCCCAAAGTTCGAGAGGCGCGCCACCGCGCTCGTCATCAAAGCTTGAGACTTCTTTCGATTGGATGCGGAGTTCGGCCAGGAACTTGATCAAAAGCGGCAGCCATTTTTGCCGCCGCGCCCGCTTCTTCAGGGATGCCGAAAGGTTTTGCGAGCGTGCCATTACTTCCGCCGACCGCCGTGCGCACCCTTCTGTAGCACTTCCGGATGCGCAGCGATGAAGGCGGCCTCAGCCGCCGCCTTCTGCTCCAGTTCCTCGATCAACTCGTCCTCGCGCGGCGGGTGCGTCAACCGGATGGTCTCTTCCGGCGAGATCGCCTGTAGTTTAGCGAGGGTGAAAATAAGTTGACGCTCGTCTTGCTGGAATATCGGCGAGGCAGAGTGAGCGTCCACCGAGACGCGGAGGTTCGGTGATAGATCGGAATACTTGAAGATGATACCGAATAGGCCCGGTGCCGGCGGCTCGTATAGCATCGGGTCGAGCGGGTGTGCCTTGTACGGGCCGGCGAAGGCCTCCTTGACCCAGGCGACCTGCTGTTCGGGGTTGTGGTTGCGCATGAGGTCGAGCAGCAGGCCGCCGACCGAGTCGACACTGCGCTCGATCCGAAGCGCGCGATCCTTGAAGCGCGGACTCGCCATCCGGACGAGGGTGTCGGCATGGCCCTGCGAGCGGACGCCGGACTCGCCCTGGCCGCGCACCACCGAGGGCATACCGCCGATGTCGTTGAACATCCCCTCGTAGCGGTCGAGCGAGACGTAAAAATCCGGCGGCATCTGCGGCGTCAACGTCTCGTTCTTCAACTGCGGGCTGGGATCAGTCAGATAGCCGCCCGGCTTGTTCAGTTTGGCGTAGGCGTTCTGGTTGATCGACGCCCCGGAGATGATGCGCGCCGGTCGCTCCTGCATGCGCAAGACGCCCTGGATGCCCTTGATCCTGGCGTTGAGCGCCTCCTGCACCGCGCCGACCAGTCGCACATCCGAATCGCCCCAGAAATAATTTGGTAATGGATTTGGGGCAAATTCGACGAAGGGGTGCTTGCCGCGCAGCGGGTTCTCGGCCTTCTTCTTCTGATACTCGTGCGCGGAGAGGAGGGCCTTCGGCGTCTTGGGATCGACGTACTCGGCGAAGGTGTTGAGCAGGATGCTGTTTGGGGTCAGCACGCAGTCGGGGCCGACGAGTTGGACCGTGACCCAATCCTCTTCGCTGCTGTCCCACGCCCACACTTCGTCGAGCGCGACCAGTTCGATCCGGGTTTCGGGCGCGAGTTGGGGTTGCGGCGCGGTGAGCCAATCGACGATGCCGCGGTTGCTGCGCTGGCCGGGGATCGGGGAGCCGGCCGCCTGGAAGGGGTAGAGGCCGCCGAGCATGACCATGCGGGTGGTGGAGTACTGGTCGGACTGATTCTTGTCCGGCTGCCCGACCGTGTACTTTTTGACTGACCGTAGCAGCGTCTGCGCCTTGCGTGGCGGCAGCCGCAGTTCCGCGACGCGATCACGGAAATCGTCGAGCGTGATCCATGTCCGATGGAAGAAGGCCTTCTGCTGGGAGAGTTTCGGCTTACCCTCTTCGAGAACGCCGAATTGCTCGGGCATGACGAGGTCAGGCTCAAGGCCGGCTTTCGACCATCCGAGTTTTATGAAGGTCTTGCCCTTGACGAGCGACCACAGGACGGCTTCCTCACAAAGCTCGTCCACCTCGGTCTGGCGCAGTTCGGCGTTGAGTTGCGCTGCGGCGGCGTGCCCCATCGCGCGGTCGATCGGGCCGGCGCGACCATGCGGCGCGACGTTCAGCTTCAGTTCGACCGGGCTATAGAGCATCGACGCGAGGTCGTCGATGTAGGCGTAGGTCTTCTTGTAGATTTGCGGGGTGCCCTCGGAGTCGCCGCTCAGGAAGATGTTGCGGTAGACGATGCCGCGCTCGATGCGCTGGCGCATGGACACCGAGCATCGATTGACCAGATCAGTGGCGAAGTCGCCGATTTCCCTCAGATTGGAAGGGACATACACAAATCACCGCCGTCCAGTGGTGTCACCCGCGATTACCTTGACCGGCAGTCGTCTCGCCTCGCTGAGGCCGCCGACCGTGGCGGCGTTGGACTGGCGATAGGCGCCGGCGATCGCGGCGCGGCCGATCAGGTTCGGATTGGTGCGCAGCGGGACGACGCGCCCGGTCTGCGGGTCGCGGGCCGCCATCGTGCGCCGCTTGCCGGGAGCTCCGAAGAAATTGTCGGCCTGCGCCTGCAACGCGGGGGCGATCTTCGGGGCCGTGGTCTCGCCCTGCCGGACATCGCTGCGCAGGTCGGTCAAACCGTAGTCCTGCATGACGATCCTCGCGGTCTCGTCGATCGCCTTGACGCCGAGGCTCTGGCCGACTGAGGCGGGGGCCTTGTTGAGCGTGAGGTCGATGCCGCGCGTCCTCTGATCGATGCCGCAGTTGGGGCACGGCGGCGTGCCGTGCATTTCGGCCTGGTAGAGCGCGTCCTGCTCCGGCGTCAGGCCTTCGTGCGCGCTGACGGGGGTGCCTTTCCATTTGTGGGAGCAGGCGGTGCAGGTGTACCGGGTCCGGTATCGGATGGTCATGCCGCCTCCGCTTCGTTCTGCGGTTCGAACCGGAGCGGCACCGGGAAATACTCGCGCCACTCGACCGGGTGGAGTTCGACCGCGCCGCGAAGCTCGGCCGAGTGCCAAACCCCACCATCGACCCATTTCGGCCCGACCCGGCGGCGGCTGTTGCGCCAGCGGATCGGCTGCCCGACCTCCTCGTCGCCGAGGCGGCCTTCGATGATCCGGTCCTTCGGCGCTTCATCGATCAAGCGCCACGGGTTATTGAACGGGGTGACCTTGACGGGTTCGCCTTCGGTCGGAGGTTCGCCGATTGGTGCCGGTCCTTCGGCGTCTTCTGGCGCTTCCTCGTCTTCATCGGCCGCGCCGAGCGGCTGCTCTACGTCCTCATCCTCGGGGTCACCCTCGGATGTCGGTTCGTCGCCTTCGTCCTCGTCATCGTAGCCGGACTCGTCGAGCGGCTCGCCTTCGGCCGGCAGCGCCTGCGCGTCAGGCGGCAGCGCGTGGGTACTCCGTTCCGGCGTCTTCATCGATCGACAGCCCCTCTGAGATAGCACGCATCGCCCAACGAAGCGTGCGGTCGGGCGTCTTCTTGCCCGCGTCGTACATGTGAATTTGACCTCTGGAATACCCCAATTTTCTGGCAGCCGCGGTTTGTGTGAGGCCTAACGCCTTACGCCATACGCGAAAATCGGAACAAGCGGGGCACCCCTTCATGGGGTGTCTATTTACCGTACATTTT